CCATGAAGCCAGTCATCAAGTCACCTGATCAATAATTTCGATTGAAATGCGGTTGCGCACATCCGTGGATTCAAAGTTAGCGGAAGACCCGCTGTTCCGGCCCACCGCGAACCGATACACATCCCCATCGACAAGCAGCACCATGCGCGAGATAGTCATACCCATGCCGTTGCCAAAGCGCGGATCGCTCAAATTGGCAAAGGTTGTAGGCGAGGCCGCCAGCGCTTTCTGGATATAGAACGAAATGTCCGCGCCACTTTCGCCGCTCATAAGCACCGAATGCGTCAGGATTGCCAGCTTGCCATCGTCGCCCACTGGAACTGTATAGTCGCGGTCGGTTGTTTCCCAGCGCGACCCGTCGTCATCAACCAATGTCGTGTATTGCGGTACCACGATGCTGGCTGATGTGTAAGTTGTCGTGAGCTGGTAAGTCAGGTAGATTGCATCACCCACGTCACCGCCGCCTGGGCCGGGATCAGGATCAGCGCCCGCCGCAGTGTCCGTGATCACGACCTCGGAAAACGCAACGGCTTCTGGGCTGTTGTTGTTGACCGCTGCCAGCAGGTATCGATAGGCGGTCGCGGTCTCCGACGTTTCATCCAGATACTCTGACTTATCGCCCACGAGGGTTGCCAGCGCCGTTGGCAGGGCCTCCAGATCGAAGGCAGTAGCCGCGGGGTTCCGGTAGACCCGATATTCCAAAGCTGGAAAGCGACCACGCCATCTAAGCCTAACAGCCATCACACGACCTCCGCTGTGAGAATTGCAGGAACAAGGGGCTGGAAAAACAACTCAGGCTCTTGATAATTGGTGTAGAGTGGCGACGTGCCGCGCACTGTCCGAACCCCGACCGATACCGATGCTAGATCCACCGGGAAGCACCCACGGAATACGTCCACATCCTCGTTGAAAACGTCAGTGGAAAGATCAAACACATCCGGTTCCGTCAGATCGAAATCATATGTGAGCGCCTGCAAATCACCCAGGACATAGGTCTGTTCGGTAAACTGCGTCGGATCTAGGAACACATCGTCCACCGCAAAAACGTCAACATCCTGGTCAAACACGTCGTCGTAAGTGCCGTAGAAACGCATGAACGGGATGTACTCCACATCGGTTTCAGGGCCGATGCTGGCCGCCGTGTGATCTTCCACCGTGCCCGATGTCTGGAATACGCGATCCCTGTGCGTCCAGGTCGCTGTGAGCGTTCCTGTCACGCCATCGGGGACCATATAGGCGCTGTCGACTTGCAACCGACCGACTGGATATGGCGAATTCGCGCGGGCTGCGAATGTGATCGTGTTCGCCTGTGTCAGCGCCAAGCTGTAGGGACCGGTGCGCGTTGCAGGAGATACCTTGGCTGTCACTTCATCACTCACCGTGTACTCAGCACCGTCGGAAAACAGGTATGCACTCCAGTCCACTGCGAGCGATCCGATATTGTGCGCGACCGGCACGGTATCCAGACAGCCGCGACCGACCGTCCAAGTCACTGTCGTGCCCGCGATAGTGATGTTGTCCACACGCACAATCTCGTCGCCAATATAAAGCAGCTCGCCCGCCAGGACTTCAGCCTCAAATCCGTTGACTTCGCTCGTGAAGCTGGTGTCATCAGCCTCTCCAGTCAGCGCCGACGTTAGTGCAAAGGATGGCATAAACGGTGCGTCAGCCAGATAGGTGTAGAGCGAATCCGCTGGGTCAAGCACAGCGATCTGCGCGTTGATATGGTTTGACCCGGGATCTGTCGCCGCCGCGCCCCAATATCCCAGATCAGGATCAGCCGCGATCAGGTCAATCGCCTGCACGTCACCAAATCGCTGCACCAGGTCGTAATACGGCAGCTCAATTGCCAAAGTGAAAGGCGATGGAAGAGGATCGTATGTGATAGGCTCCGCCGCATCGACAACGGCAAACGCGCCTTCGGACGGGGCAATACTCCACACGTCGGTTGCAAAGCGGATCAAAACAGAGTTGTCTTGACCGTCCGGTTCTTCAAGCTCAGTGATCCGGCAGACCATGTTATTAATGCCGACGCGGGGTTCGTTGACAATAATTGCCGACCCCCGGTTCAGTCCGGCCGGGCAATACGCGGACCGAAACCCGCCCCTAGTGATAGGCAGGCTTCTTGCTTGAAGCTCGCGTTGAGCAATTACGTTGGCCAGCTCTGGCGTGGTGACGCCAAGCATTTCGACCTTCTCGTTGATAATCCGACCTGAGTTTGACTGGATAGCGGCAATGTTAGACAGCGTGACAGATGCATTCTTGCCGTTTTCGCGATTGGTGTAGATCAGGGTAAGTTGGTTAGTTTGCTCCCAGACGCGGGGTGTGACTGGTGGGCTGGTCCAGTCGGTAATGATGCTGCGGTCAAACGTGGTCAGATCCCCGACCGTGTAATCGGGCCGGATCAGCTTTATTTCCCACTTGCCAGTTGCCACATCAAGATAGGTTTCTGAGTTGATGTGAGCATCAACCAGTTTCTTAAAGCCCTCCCTATCGCTTGGGTTCTTGTGGAAGAATGAAAAACCCATGTTTTCCCCAAACGCCGTTTCAGCAGCAGGCGCAAAGCTCTCGCCAATGGAATCCGGATCGCCGTTGCCGTTCACAAGGGGGTTGACCAAGACGTCGCGCATGATGTGGACGCCGTTCAAGTCGCAATCCGATGACACCGCCGAAGTCAGGGCCGCTGCAAGCTGAGTTTCACTGCCGCCATCTACAATGACTAACTGCCCACCATTGCGGACAAGCTGCGCTGTGGAATCAGATCCGACGTCGTTGATGTTGACACCGAACACCGCGACGGTCCTGTCAAAGTCATCCAGAAGGTCGATTGCATCTTGCAGCGAGTCACCAGTCGGGGCGCCGTCCGTGATAAACACCAGGATGGGTTCAAGATCCTGGTTCAGCCCGGACTCGCCAGATTGCGATGCGACCGATGCCGCGATACCTCCAGAGAAAGCCCCTGCTGTGTCTAAGGCGCTATTTGTCAGGCGAGCGAAGACCCCCCCGAAAAAGCTATTGACCGTTGCAGCGGTTCCGTTGAAGAACGTGTTGGCCCCGCTGATCGCTGTATCGAAATTGGTGAAACCGCCGGTGCCGCCAGCCGAATTGACTGCGGTCTTGAGCGTGTTGATGTTGTCCTGGGTCTGGACGTTGTTCACTGTCACAGTCGAAACTACCACTTCATCCCAGATCCGGATCGTGACCGACACCGGGAGCTCCGCGCCAATAGGCAGGGTGTCCAGGAATGCGTTGATGTTGTTCTTTGCAATCTGGAGCTTGCTGTCAGCCAGCATTGAGCCCGAATTGTCCAAGGCAATCCACAAGGCGAAACCGCCTCGGGTCGATACCTCATTTACGGGGGCGAATTGTGGCAGCCAAGATCCGAATGTGCTGAACACGTTTTGAGCCTTGATCATCCAAGGCTTGATGTACGGGTTGTTCCCAAAATAAAAGCCGCGAAACACCATGGACGTCACGCCTCGAAATGCGGGGATCAGATCCCCGCCGAGCTTTGCCGCGAGGTAATCGTTGACCGTCTGCGTGGCCCGACCTGACAGCACGTTGATGTATCCGGAAACGCCGCCCTCTTTCTTCTTGCCGCCAAACAACCGGGGCTTGGATACTGAAATAGTTTGATCCATCGCACGGCCGCGCCACGCGACCCGATCACCAAACCGCAGCTCAAGAATTGCGTCGATCCCGGTCTGACAAAGCACCGCATAAAGGCCCATGAAATACCTGTAGCCGATGGTTTGCTCTTTGTTCTTGCCGCCCATCAGTCAGCCAGCCCTTTTGATGCTCGAATGCTTTTGAGCAATTTTGCGTGGCTCTCTTTGGTGTGCTTATAGCCAGTCACTTGTCTCTTTGGAGTTGCCAGCCTTTTTCTTGCGGCCAATTCAAGCCGGTCAATCAGTGTTTCCTGGTCGCCAGTCGCGCGGAATGTGGACAGTGGCAAGCCCTGAGAAACGAACGCGCGCCAGTCCAAACCATGTTGGGTAAACCAATGCTTAGAATGGGTGCAGACACCGCAAGCGCGAAAGTCTTTCAAAGTGATTGTGATGTCCGTCATTTCTTCCCGCCTTCCGACTTGATCGCTTTGGAGCTAAAGTCGCCATACCACACAATCTGCGGTGCAGTAATCCATACCGTGCCATATACCGCGCCAACCTCTTCGCCCTCTTCTGTGATGGGTACTCGGACATCAGACACCGTGCTGGGCTTGGGGCCAGGCGGGGGCTTCGGCATGAGAAATACCGTGATGACCGCAAGGACGATTGCGCCAACAACATACCACATTAGAAAAGAGCCTTTCCATCATAGGGGGTTTCGTCTGCCCACGGGAATCCACCAAAGTTATCCAAGGCATTGAACCGATTGAAGCATGTGGATCGCGATAGATCGCAGCCCGGGGCAATAAGCACATCCTGATTGCTGCCACCAACCGCCGCCGCAAATCCGTCAATCGGCCCAAGCAGGGTAAGCGTTGTCCCGACGTGCTTTGTGATCAACTGCAAGCGTCCGTTCCATGACAGTATGCCGCCAGAATAATATCCATCGGCCTGACTGGATGCGGCTGCGACCGTGCAGGCGTTTCCAGTGATCCCAGACGCCGTTGCCGACACCTGGAAATCAGCCAGGGCCGCGCCACACCCAAGGCCGCCCTGCTGGTTATATAGCGCATGACGGCAGGGCCTCTGGATCACTGCGGCCAGCGCCTTATAGCGCCCCTCGGTGAAGCGGTTTTCGCAGACCAGGGAAATGCGGGTCAGTGTGGGTTTTGTGCCGACAACCCGGCCCACGAACCGACGCCGCTTTTCAAGATCGCCGTCATTCGCAAAGAGCTGGAAGATATGGACGTCGTTATTGGCATAGCCGTTGTCGCTCAGATAGGATTGCGCCCAAGTGCTTGTCTGTGGAAACGTGATGTCGCACTCAGCGCGCCCCATGACAGAAGTGTCTCTGATCCGGCTTTGCGAGAGGGCGATGCCTTCCCAGGTGCGAGTGAACACATCCACATCATCATTGAATACGTCTGGCGTATCGAAAACGTCAGTGATTGGCTCGGAATAGGATTCGTTCCGGCTTGTGAAAAAGGCTTCACTCGGGCCGCGCGTAAAGCGATAGAGCCAGACCGGACGCTTACCAAATACCGTTGCCAGGATTGATGCAAAGCTCATGTTGCCACCTCAAGAACACTGGCTGAGAAACTGGAAAGCCATCCGTCAGACGTGCGCGCATGGATCAGCTCAAAGACGTCGGTATCGTACCGGACAAGATGCGCAAAGCTCATTGGATCACCCAGGCTGGCCGTGATCGTGATAGGTGCAGGCAATGTGATGACCCCAAGGCTGATGCTGGCAATAGATGAAAACGCGGACGCCCCACCCACAGCCAGATAGACGCGCCGCCCCACGACAGACGCAGGATCGACAATGTAGTCATTGTTGATGCGCACCGTGGAATATGGTGATGGCCCTCGGTTCTCCCCAAGCAGAAGATCAGCGTTGAACGTCGGCAACAGGAATGGCCGATCACGCCCCCGGCACCGATCAAGATGCTGGCGCCGAGCCCAACGGGTCGCGTGGGTCTTGTCCGTGTACCGGACAGTGCCCCGCCAGCGGCTATAGGTTTCATCCTGGACAAGCTCGAACCGACCGAATCCGTTGTCAATGAAGTCCAGCTTTTGACGCAGGCCACCGTCCAGCATTTCGCTGACCGTGATGTCATCATCAATTCCGTCGTACCCGCCGTATGTTGTGTAATTGGCTGCGGCCAGATCCACGCTCTCGGTGACGTAGAAGGTCAGGCTGTAATCCACGCGGTTGATGCCGATCCCCCGGCCAAGACCGTTTGGCACAATCGCGGGCAGGACCGGACAGACCCATGAGCCCGCGGCATAGTCTTGCGAGATAAAATCCCCTGAAGGCAGTGTGATCACCCCGGCGGCATAGGTTTCGATGTCCACCAGCTCGTATTTGTTCGGGCCTTCGTAGATCAAAGCCTGACCGCCGGCGCGATAATCTGCGCTGTCCACTGTGATGGTCGTATCGGCATAGTCCGCACCAGACGTCAGCTCGGTCGCAAAATGCCAGATTGGAACAAGCCAGTTTCCGGCAATATTGTGGCGAAAGGTCTGTTCAATCCGCGTGGCCGTCGATCTCGGATTGACCGCATGATTGAATGTCATGATCTGGGTTGCCGCATGCAGACTGTCCCTGAACTCGCCGGTTGATGTCATGCGAATATCGGTGTTGAATTTCAGGGTTTCGCCAATTGTGGAAGGGATGAATGGCCACAGAATGCTCATTGATTGGCACTCACAATGTTCATAACCGATTGCTCGCCTTCTGGGGTGTTCATGTACTGACCAACCAAAGACGGATCAAGGACCGTGATAAAGTTGGGGTTCATGTTGACCTGCGGCGCTGGCTGTTTCATGTGGCTGCCGATCCGATCATTTGGAATGACTTGGGAACCCTTTGGCAGGTTGACCAACTCTGGACCGCGTTCACCTACCATAGTCATGCCGCCCTGCCAGTCATTTGTGCCGTTGGCGTTGGATCCAATGCCGCCAAATAGCATTCCTGCAAGGCCACCGCCTCCAGCGCCAAGCGTTGCGCCCAAGATACCGCCGGACATGATGTCCGCAGCCTTTGCCGCGATTGCCGCCACAAGCCATTGCTGGATCATGGTCGCGAACATCTGAAGCAAAGCCACGCCAAGGTTATCGCCATTGCGGGCCGCTGTGATCAGACCATCGGCAAGGGTGCTGACGTCATTGATCGCTTGGGCATATTCTGCTTCTGCCATCTTGACGTTGAGAGACTGCTGAGCCAGCGCGAATTGATCAGCACTCAGAGCGCCCGCCGTCATCAATCGCTGGTACTCGGCAAGCGTGTCGTTGTAGATCTGTTGCTCGGTCCGCAGAGATTGCATCAACTGAAGCGCCGCCTGCTTGTCCTGATCGGCTTGGCTTTGACCGCCACCGCCGCCACCGCCGCCGCCGCCGCCGCCGCCGCCGCCCTCGG